AATTCTTTCTTGTCCTGATTCATTAGAAGCATCTATTTCAAAAGTTTCTTCAGCTTGAGCTAAAGTTTTAAATAAGCTTTTAAGATCTGTACCACCCTCAGCTACATATTGAGCTGCTACTTTTAATTCATTCGGAAGAGCTTCAAAAAATTGCTTAGGTGTTTCCCTTCTAACTTGATTTTTAACTTCTTCCATATTTGCGTCAAGCAATTCTTCAATATCTTTTGCGGTATATTCGTCCAAAGGTTTATCATCATCAAAAGCAAACAACTTATCAGATTTTACCATTTTATTAATGACATCTGTAAATCCATTTATTTGCTTTCTACCTCTTGTCTCTTCTTTTCCTTTCTCTTCTGCATCTTCCAATTCAGAATCATCACCAAGATCGTCAATTATTTCTTCACCTTCGGCTTTAATACCAGCTTCAGTTTTTTTAGTTATTCTTTCTGGAGCAACCACATCTTCATCATCCATCCAGTCTTCTTTTTTAACTTCTTCAGTAAACGTAAAATCTGGTTCAGGATTTACTCTATCTAAAATGCCAGGTTTTGATTCTTCTTCAGGTAGAGTTACATTATCTACTCCAGCCCCAAAGACTTCATCAATATCAATATTTACTTTTTCTACTGTGGTTTCCACGTTGTTTGTATTATCACTCATATTTTGTTGGTTTTTAATTCAAATGAACTATTCATATATAATATAAAACAAAGATTTCAAATAAACTTAAATTATTTGACCTTTATTTAAACTTTTTATCAGTAGTATAGCTAACGTCAAAAATAAACTTTAGAATAGATTTATTTTATTTCTTTTTCTTTTTCTTTTGATCTTCTTTTTTAGACTGAACATCATATTTATTTTTATTCTCTCTAGCTATTTCCAAGTTTGTATTTGCTACAGACTGTTGAGTTCTAAGACGCTCTTTTTCAATATCCAATTTAGCTTTACTTTCAGTTTGCTTCATGATATTTTCGTTTCTCTTAAGATCCATTTGCTCTCTATATCTAGCAGTTTCTTTCATATCACTCATTGCATCTTGAAAATCTGACATCTGATTCTCATTTATATCTTCTCCTGCACCATATCCAGCTGCTCTAATTTCTGCAACTGTAATATCTTTTTGTCTATCCTTATCATTTTCTTCCTGCTCAAACTGAAGTTTCATCTGTTCTTGTTCTTGCTGAGCTTGGATTTGCTCTTGTTGCATTTTCTCTTGTTGCTGCATTTCTTGCTGTCTTTGCATTTCAGTTTTTGTTTCAGCATCTTTAAGTATATCTGAAACTTCAGAAATTGATTCAGCTTTAATGACATTTCCAAGATCGTAGATGCTAGCACCTGTAGTATTATTCTGAATAGCCATTTGTTTAAGCTGTTCTAGTATAGCTCTATGATTTGCTTTAGTTGTTGTAAATATATTGAAATCACGTAATAGCAGATCTGTGCCATTAATTACAAAATTTACTTTTTCAGCTTCGCTAGTAATATAACTTAATCTTACACTTGGATTTGAGCTGTGATAAAACTGCGCTAGATCAGTTCTCATTTGATGAACTCTTGGCATTAATTGATCTGCATGCTGCGTAAAGTACATTTCAGTTTGAGCATATGATTGATTCATTGCCTGCATTACACCAGTAGCTGTTTCCTGTCCCATTGGGGTACCCATACGTTGGGGATTAACTCCAATAGACTCAAATGCTTGTTGCTTAAAATGATTTGCAAGTTGTATTCTAGACATTAATCTATTTGTTTGCTCTAAGTTTAAAGTCTGATAATGATTAAAGTTTGTTGCATTTTCAGTATTAGTAATAGATGTATCTAAAGGAAGCATACTAAAATCTTTCATTGCTGTATATGCTTTTGCATAATTATGCTTTCCCCAATCTTCTCCCATTGAATGTCTTGGCAGCGCATTCTGGTCAAACATAATAACGGTACCTAGTTCATCTACAAGTATATCTGCAATTTGATTATTAACCATATTGTAACCAACTTGATATGCCTTCATTAGATCTACTAGTGATGTTGATTTAGTATTTCTATCTGAATAAACTCTTCCTTCTATAGGTAGCTTGCATCCATATAGTGTTTGATCACCTTTAAATTGAAATGGTATTCTGCCAGGCTTAGTTCTATTAATACCTAAATATATCGGATTCATGTTATCCCCCATATTTGATCTCCAAAATGCAGGTAAATTAGGTCCTATCTTAACTCCTCCGCAAACTTCATTAATCCATATCCAATCAATATGCTCTCCTTCTAATAAATTTTCTTTACTTTTTTGCTTAAATATTGTTGTATCATATACAGGCTTTTCTGTAACGTTATAGTTTTCGTCAATAACTTCTTGAATTATTTCACCATCTGGTTTAATTCTAGTAAGATGCCCAAGCTTACGCTGGGTCTTCCAGTATGTTGTTGTAATCCTCATTAGTTCAGCTTCTCCCCAAATACCCACATCTTCACCTTCATTTAATATTTGACTAACAATATCCCCACCTCTAGCAGGATCATCATTCCAGTTACTTACATACTGTCTATAAGCTAAACCTGGCATTTGGGTATTCCATTCGTGTGATCTAGATGGGTCATAGTAAGAACCATCATTTTGCATACCATTGACTTGATATAGCGCAGATCTAGCTGGATATATTTCTTGAAGTGATGCTAATTGAGATTCGGTCATTAAATAACCATACTTATCAATTACATCTGAAACAGTCATTAAATCAATTTTACCGGCATAATTAGAATTAGAAATATATCTAACATCTGGGGATTTTTGATAGAATGTTAAAACAGGATTCCAAAGCTCTACGTCATAATCGTCTTCTAGCATTTTAAAATGCCAAAATTCTCTATCTGCAATAAGCATATCTCTAAAACCTCTTTCTTCAAGTTCTTGCATTTTAAATCTTTCTTCATCAACTTTTAATTGATGACTTGCCCATTCCTCAACAAGACTTCTATAATCTTTAGAAAAGAAGTCTTCTATTTCTGGAAGAGATTTTAAACCTTCAGGGCTTAGTTGTTCTTGGGCTTCCTCAGAAGAAGGGTCTTCACCCATCTCAATCATTTTTGCAGTTAACTTAGCATGTGCATCTGCTAGTAAATTTTCTTCTATCATTGCACGTTTATCTTCTAACATCTCATTATAAGAGGTGTCATCTACAGCTCTGAACTGAACTTTGGAAAATCTATTTGAAAATTCTCCCGTTAGTACATTAATGACATTAGGGATTATAGGATAAAATTTAAGCTCTAAAGCAGATGAATCTTCTTTAGTAAGAACGTCCATTAGCTCCTTATAATCATTATCTTCTTCAATAATGTAATCAGTTTTATCTATAATACCTTTTGCAAGTTTATAGTTTTTTAAAAGCTTTCTTGCATTATGTCTTAAAAATTCAATACCTTGCAGCTCAAGCCAATCAATATTCCAAGCATACCAATCATCATTTTTCTTTTTTGATGGTAAAAATTGTATAGGTTGGGTTAAACTAGATGAAGTAGGATAACCTTCACCTTTAGCACCACTTTTAAGTTGCATTGCATTGAATACTTTCATTATCTAAAATTTTTAAATCCGCTTCTTTTTATTTTTCGGGATGAGTTTGACTTATTACGGCCCAAATTTTTAAACGGACTATACTTTAATTTATACAAATTTTGGGACTTTTCCAAAGATGAATCTGTTTCTTTAACTTTCAAATAACCTCTATTTGACTGCTGAACTTTAGCAAATGCAATGAGTGCTGCAAAAGATACAAGTCTATCCACATTCACCCCAGGTTGGTATGCTAGCATTTCCTTTAGTAGCATTGGATCTGGTATTCTTTCTATTCCTAAAGTAGAACTAATAACATTACCTTCGTCATCAAGGTCTTCATCAATCTCTTCTCTTAAGAATTCTATTGCATATGATATAAGATGACTTTTAAAAAGTGTACCTGTATTTTTCCAACCATATTCTTGGTATACTGTTTTGTTTGAGCCTATATCTTTTAAAAATAATATTTGTTGTTTTGGGACTAAATATTTTTGCTTTTTCTTAGATATCATGTACTGAATAAAAAGAGATATGTTGTTTTCTATAACAGCCCATGCATTATACCATTCAATTATTAACTGAAGTCTTTCATGTGTTTTATTAATATCATCAAATCTACCGCACCATGCTGCTACAATTTTGTCCTGTTCAATTATTTGCTCTACACCTTCTGGAGTTTCTCTTGTTATCTCAACAGCATTTTTGTAAACATATATACTACACAATGAATCTGACGTTGTTGTTTTACCTTCAGATACAGGGTCAATAGAAGCATAGTATGCACCCCACTCTGGATTTTTAACAGGTCTTTCCCAAACAACTATACTACCTGTTTTATCCTGCATTTTTTTATCTACAGGAAATGTAGTTATAGGAAGTT